CAATCAAATCTGAAGAGGACAGGATTCATAAAAGAAGAATGACGCTTGAAAACCGTGCGAAGTGGCTGAAAGATACGCTGCAGGCGAACCTGGAATTTATCGGCAAGACAAAGTTCAAGACAGAATTATTCAGTTTCTCAGTCGTTTCGAACGGAGGAATGCAGCCATTAGCAGTTACAGATAATCTGGGAAATATTCCAAATAAATATCTGATCTTCCCGGATCCGGTCGTAGATAAGGATGCAGTGCGGGAACTTCTGAAAGAAAAAGAAGTGGACTGGGCACATCTTGAGCCAAGAGACAGACACCTGAATATCCGGTGATGCCTATGGAAAAAGAAAAGAATAATGAAATTACTCCGTTCCGGATAAAGCAGATCATGCAAGCAGCGGCAGATATTACAGATCGGTTGGTAAACGGCAAGTATTTATACAATCCATCTTATCATGAGTGTGAGATCACGATCGAACTGGTGGCGGAGGCGCTTAAGAAAGGCAAAATGAATACAGGAGGAAGTAAGGATGTTTCTAAATAAGACACTGCTTAAGAAGTTTATAAAGAGTTCCTTCAAATGGGAAGGACTGACAGTCGGGAGGATCTACGGCGGGCTTGTCGTGGCTGGCGGCACCTGGATTACCTGGACAGAGGACGGTTACATACCCAATTGGCTGAAGGCGGCGGTCATGGAATACACTGGAGAGCTGCCACAGGAGGGATACGCTTTCAAAGCGAAGAAAGACGAGCCTATCCAGTACGAGATTGCAGACAATGATTTCTATGATCTGCCGGAAATGAAACGGAAATGCATATTTGCCTATACGGTCACGCCGGTAGTAGTAGACAGCAAGCACAGCAGCATTCGGATCATTCAGCAGCACTCGACACTGAATACGTTAGCAGTCCCGGAGAAATATTACGATATGATTGATCTGAGCGAACTCGGAGAGGAGAATGCTCCGGCTGGACCATCATCTATGGATAAGAACGGCAGCATATTGATCTATAAGAATGAGCATTCGGCGTATGCGTTCACGACGATGAATGGCGTAGATGATATCACGAGAAAGGTAATGGAACATATGGATTCAATTAATTTCAGCGAGGAGGGATTCTAATGGGGATTCCAGTATTAATTATAGGCAAGTCCGGCAGCGGAAAGTCTGCCAGCATGAAACATTGTGTTGGGAGAGACTTCAATCTGGTAAGGGTATTAAATAAGCCATTGCCTTTCCGTGGGAAGATTAATGGATGGGTTACAGATGATTATGCGGTTGTGCATAAAGCATTAAAGTGCGCCCCGGCGAAATCCATTATTATCGATGATGCAGGATATCTGATTACAAACTATTTTATGAAAAACCATAGCACGAAAGGAAAAGGCAATGATGTGTTTGGTCTGTACAACACGCTGGGAGACAGCTTCTGGAATCTGATCCAGTTCATAGTCAATGCGTTGCCGGAGGACAGGATCGTATATGTAGTCATGCACGAGGATACGGATGATTATGGAAATGTCCGCGCAAAAACGATTGGCAAGCTGCTGGACGAGAAGATCTGCCTGGAGGGGATGTTTACGATTGTCCTGAGATGCGTAAACAACATGACTGAGCACAAATTCATTACGCAGTCGGATGGAGGAGCAATCAGCAAGTCGCCGGAAGGGATGTTCGAGGATCTGGAGATCCCTAATGATCTGCTTTATGTAGACAATAGAATCAGGGAGTATTACGGCATACAAAATTCAAAGAATCAAGAAAGAGAGGATGAGACATTATGATAGCAAAGCCACAAGGATACGATGAAGCGCGGGCATTTACGGGAGAGTTCGCATCTCTCCCGGCTGGCTGCTATGTGTGCGTGATCAAGCAGGCGAGCATGGTGAAGACGCAGAATGGAAGAGATCAGATCGCGATACTGTTTGATATTGCAGAAGGAGAGCAGAAAGGATTTTACAGTACCCAGTTTGAAGCAGCAAAGGCGCAGGACAGCAGCGCAAAGTGGAAGGGAGTGCATAAGCAGATCATGGACGGTTCCAGTCTGCCGTTCTTCAAAGGATTGATGACCAGTATCGAAAGGTCAAACTCGGGATTTGTCTTTCCATGGGGAAGAGAAGGGAACGAAAAGACGCTTGCAGGCAAGAAATTCGGAGCAGTAATGGGACGAGAAGAGTTCTTGACTGCTGATGGAAAGAAGCGCTGGGCGACAAAGATCGAGCAGATCCGGAGCATTGACGGCTTGAAAGACGCAAAGGTTCCGGAAGATAAACCGCTTCCTGATAATGCCGGACCGGCACCTGCTACATCTCCGCAGTATGGAAATCCGGATGAAGATGGATTCATGAATATCCCGGATGGCATCGATGAAAAACTGCCATTTATGTAGGGAGGACTACGAGGAGGTAAAACGGGCGTTAAGCATGAAAAAGGCAGCCGAATTTTACGGGCTCCAGATAAACCGGCAGGGGTTCTGCCTCTGCCCTTTTCATGCGGACAGCCATCCCAGCATGAAGATTTACCAGCATGACAAGGGATATTTCTGTTTTACCTGCCACGAAGGCGGCGATGTAGTGAAATTTGTGGGAAGGCTTTTTGACCTGACCAATGAAGAGGCATGCAAAAAACTGATCGAGGACTTTTCCCTGCCAATCCGGCTGGAGAACCTTTCCTACCGGGAGAAGCGGGAGCGTCAGGAGCGGCAGAGAAGATATAGGGAACTCCAAAAGTTCAAGGCGATGGCAATGGCGATCCTGAAGGGCTACTGGATGCTTCTCTGCGAGGCGGCGAATGATTTCGCATCCCCACATTTCGAGGAGGCGCTGCAGGAACTGTCCATCGTGGAATACAGGCTCGAGTGCCTGGAGAAATGCCCGGAAAAGTACTACGCAGACAGGAAGGCGGTGAGAAGACTTGGAGAAATCGAAAGACGAATTGCTGGATGGAATGATGGAGCTTACTCCCGCTGATCCGTTTCCAGATGAAGTTTTTTATAAGATTTTTGAAATAGAGGATATCGTAGAGCGGACAAGGTATATCGAAGGGATGAAAACCAGAGCCAGGCAATTGAAGCGGATCAGCGAGTTTAATTCGACGCTAAAGGCCTTCTTCCAAGACTATGCGCAGAAGATGAAGGAAACCGGGAACAAGACCGCCTTTACCGGTCAGCCGGTAGAATTGGAGTGCGGGCAGTGGCGGGCAAACGATCTGGGCGTAACCATGCAGCGTTTCGACAATAAGGGAATGCCGGTTATTATCAATGCCTGCACGCACCCGATCCTTCCAGTAGAGATACTGAAAAATGTTGATACTGGAGATGAACGGATCCGGCTGGCTTACTTTAAGTACGGGACCTGGAACCAAGTTACTGTCGGCCGGGATGTGTGCGCAGATAACAACTCCATTGTGAAGGTATTGAGCAAGATCGGTATTGAGGTTACCACGGAGAATGCCAAGAGCCTTGTAAAGTATATCAGTGACTGTGTGGGATATAATCCAGCAAAATTAAGCCCTAAACGGTCAATTAACCGGCTTGGATGGGCCGGGAATGAGTTCATGCCTTATGCTCAGGATATTGTCTATGATGGCGATGAAAGATTCAATGCAGTATTCAAAAATATAAGACAGGAAGGCAGTTTTGATGCGTGGAAAGACCATTGCTCTGTGCTCAGGAAAAACAAAATCGTAAGAATGGCATTTGCAGCGAGCGCGGCAAGTCCATTGCTCAGTTTGGTAAATGCGCTTCCATTTGTATTCCATATCTGGAGTGGTGATTCAGGCACCTGCAAGACAGTAGCGGTAATGGCAGCCATGTCCATATGGGGGGATCCTAAAATGGGCGGACTGTTGAAAACAATGGACAATACACAGTACTTTTATATGGAGTCAGCAGCATTCCTGCGCTCTATCCCATTCGCGGGAGATGAATTACAGACTGTGAAAGATAGATGGACAACCAACTATGACAAACTGATTTATAGGCTGACCGAAGGCATTATGCGTGGACAGGGAAAGGCATCTGGAGGTGTAAAAGAGACGATGACATGGTGCAACAGCTTCCTGTTTACGGGCGAGGAGCCCATCACAAAGCAGAACAGCCGGGCAGGATCAAAGAACCGGGTGATAGAAATAGAAATTGAGTCCAAGCTACTTGAAGATGGAAATTACAGCGTGTCGGTATTAGAAGAAAACCATGGATTTGCAGGGAAAATGTTAGTGGATTATCTGCGTGGCACTGAAACAAGAAAATTGAAGGAAGAATATAAGCGTCTTTTTGATTCCATGTGCAAACTCGACACGACCGAAAAACAGGCAATGGCGATGTCCTGTATATTGGTGGCTGATCGGATACTTACAGAATTGATCTTTACGGACGAAATTCCGTTAACTATAGCTGACGTGAAAGAGTATCTCAGGAGCGCAAATGAAGTGGATGTAGCAGAACGGTCCTATCAGGCAGTGCTGAACTGGATTG